CAGCCACAGGTACCGTTACCTTTAGTACTGGTGTGCCGACTGCAACTCAAACTGTTACTGTTGGGTCCGAGACCTATACTTTTGTTGTTACACGTACCACTGAATATCAAGTCGCTATCGGTGCAACCAATCTTCTAACTGCAACTAATTTTGCAGCCGCAATTACGTCTGATAGTGCTCTTGTTACTTCGTCTGATACCGGAGGTGTTGTTACACTAACTAGTATTCTTGAAGGTGCTGTTGGTAATTATGCTCTTGCAACTACCGGAACTAATGTTGCTGTTAGTGGTGCTGCTATGACTGGTGGTGTTAATCCTAATACTGGGTTCCGTGTTGATTGTGGTTCTACTTACTTTACTGGTCCTTTCACAGGTAATGTGTACGGACGTATTGCTAACAACTCTAATGATAAAGTTTTCGTTTCGGTGTTTGCCAATTAATGTCTAGCTCCCCCATTCTCACTATCATCACAGAAGCTCTTCGTGAAACTAATCTAATTCCGCTTGGTGTGATCCCCACAGAGAATCAACAAGCGGAAGCCTTTACCTTGCTTCAGTCTATTGTGTCTAGTGTTCTTGGTAATGAGGTGGGGGAGAACCTTAATCCAATGCCATTGGGTCAAGACAATATAACCAGTCCTGTTGGTTATCCTTGGTGGAATAACAGTCTTCCTGGTAATATGTTCATTCAGACTAATGTCAGGATTATGTGTAACCTGACAGCCGAAGGATTTGTTAATCTTCACCCTAAACCACATGATGGTGCCCGTATGGGTGTTGTTGACGTTAGCGGCAACTTTGGTGTGAACGAATTCACAATCTTTGGCAATGGTCGCCAGATTGAGGGTGAGAGTGAAATGACCTACAACACTCCGGGTGAAATCCGTGAGTGGATCTACCGAGAAGATCTCGGTGATTGGGTTGTTGTAAGTCCACTTGATCCTAGCGGAAATATGCCGTTTCCCAGTGAATTTGATGACTTCTTTGTTATCCGTCTGGCTATGCGCCTTAATCCGCGTTATGGTCAGATCATGCATCCGGCATCTATGGAGACCCTAAAGGAGATGACTAGTAAACTTACTGCCCGTTATAGTCAGACTACCACACAACGTCCTGTCGAAAGTGGTCTCCTATATCTCACCCACTGGAATAGGTTCTGGGGTTATGGGGCTTATGGTCCTACCTACGGTGACCCTAATGATATGTTTAATTCCGGGTTCCCTTACTAATGCCATACAGCCGAGGAAAAGAACGTAGAGCTGCTAAACTAGTTAAGTGGCCTGATCTTCGCTACGATCCAAATACTGGGGTCACAAAACTATTTTATTGTGCAGAAGAAGTTCCGGTTGGCTGGGTTGAAAAAAAACCTCGTATTGTTGAAGCGCCTGTTGGAACAACCCTAGATAGAGAAGAACTTGTGTCAGAACTTTATAAAAGAGGTTTAGCAATTGATCCTCTTTGGTGCAACGCCCACATGAAGAAAGTGATTGATCTTGACATCAGTACCCATAGGTAAAGGTGCTTACGAGCGTCTTTACGCTGGAGCTCCGATAGTAGAACTACTTAATCGCTGGTTGGAACAAAACCCTGCCAATCTTCGGGAAGGTACTTCTGTATTAGCCCGCCCAGGTACTACACAAATTGTACCCGCATTCAACCAAGGCTCTTTTACAGGATTTGGTTCTATGCGAGGCAACTACAGTCTTAGTGGTCTTTTTGGTGGCGATCTCTTTGTTGTCTGTGGTTCTAATCTTAATCGCCTAACTGACAACGGTAATGGTACGATAACTGTCACACCAATCACTGGGACTATAGCTGGGACAGGTTGCCCAGAAGTTGCCTGGCAAGCTGGAGCTGGTTATCAGCGTCTTTGGATTTCAGACGGACTTCTTCTACAATATTATGCTGGTCTGTCTACTGCTAATGGTACCTTGACACTGGTTCATGCTGTTGTTGATGGTACAGACGTATTTGAAGTAGGTGGTGTGTACTACGGTTTTGGAACCACATTTAGCGGATCTGATGCTGGTACAATCACTAATCCATTTATTGTCAATCCGACTACAATCGGTACAATTCTAGACCCGCTCAATCAGGTGGTTCTCGCTGTAACTGCTACTGGCACCCCAGGTACCGATTATAGTACCACACTGACTGGACCTAATACCTTGGTCACAGCGGCAAATAATAGTGGCGTTACTCCTGCAACGTCAATACTGTTTAACGCTCTGACTGCCGGAACTGGTGGCGACACTATTACCTTCACAGTGACCTCAGGAAGCGCACTGACGGCAAGCGGTACAGGTACCCTAGCCAATGGTGGTCTCAATGTTCTGCAGGGCTGTACAATGCCTGGAGGGGTTACACCAGGATCTATTACTCAGGTGTCTAGTTATGTACTTGTAGCCGAGTCAAATACTCAAGAATTCTTTTGGGTTGAACCTGGTAATATTACTATTGACCCACTTGACTTCGCTAGTAAGGAGAGTAGTCCCGATCCTATTATCTGTATGAGAGCGGTTGGTGATCAGGTGATGATAATGGGCTCTAAGTCAACAGAGAATTGGTATGCTACCGGTAATCTCGCTGCACCTTTTGCGCCTATTGAAGGTCGTGTGTACGCTAGAGGAGTTATAAATGGAACCCCAGTGGTCGTGGACGATGGTGTTGTTCTGGTCGGCGATGACGGTCGAGTGTATAGTATTGGTTACCAGCCTGGCGATAGTACTGACACGCCTTGGGGTGTGAATAGAATTTCAAATAATGGTATCGAGGAAAGAGTCCGATATCAGATCAGACGAGAGGACGGACTAACCCCATGACAGCTTTGTGGCTAGACGGATTTGATCACTATGGTCCGGGCGGAACTGGACTAACTAATATGCTCGATGGGGCCTATGCTCAGGTTGGGGCTCAACCTGGTCCAGGTGTGCCTTCTTTTGGCGCTAGAACGGGCGAGTATGCTCTTTCAGGCACACAAGTAACCTATGAAGGTGCAAGCTATTTCGGTGGTTATCGTTATGTTCTACCCGCAAGTCAAGCGAAACTATTCGCATCTTTTGGGTTTGCAGTTAACAATCTTCCGACTAATAATTTCCTAAATCAGATCTGTTCTTTCTGTGATAGTGGCAACAATATTATAGCCAGTTTGTTTGTTCAGTCTACTGGAGCAATTGTACTTGCAGATGCTAGTGATGATGTCCTAGCAACTACTCAAGGTCCGGTGATTGTTGCGAGTAATTGGCATCTTATAGAGTTCGAATATGATGAAACTGATCAGACATTTACACTTCGTGTTGACGATGCTAGTGGTACTAATACACCTGCAATAGCGGCCACAGGACTTTCGTTGTCTGGATCTGTTTATCAGTTGAGACTGCTTGACGCACAAGAAGTGTCTGGTGGTCCAGCCCCTGCAGTTACGTGGATGGACGATCTATTCATCCGTAATGCTAGCGGTTCAGTTAACAATAGTTGGCTCGGTGATCGTCGTGTGACCACAATGTTTGCAGACGCAGACACGACTACTATGGGTTGGACACCAAACTTCTACCAGAAACTTGGTGCAGGTATTCTCAATAATACTTTTGTGAGTGGTACTCAAGGAGGAGCTGCGTGGGCTAATTCTGGTACTCAGCAAAATCTTGGTTCTGGTGATTTTACTATTGAAACCTTTGTTCGCTTCAAGACTCTGCCAACGGGTGCTGGTGTGTACTCGACTATCTTTGGTAAGTGGGATGAAACTTTCAATGAGCGCAGTTATCAATTGTTTCTTGGTTCAACCGCACTGAATAATGGTAACCTATGTTGGAGGTATTCCACTGATGGTACTACTGTTGTTGAACCCATCTCGTATCCATGGACCCCAAACCTAGATCAATGGTACAATGTAGCTATTGTACGCGCAAGTGGGCAAGATCTCCTGTTCATTGATGGTATTCAACAAGGTCTTCCTCAGACCGACTCTGCCACCTACTTCAATAGTACTGCGATATGGCAGATTGGTGGTAAGGCTGAAGTGCCTGGTCCGCCGACAGTTAGTACGAGTCTTGATGGATGGTTTGACGAACTTCGTCTAACTGTTGGATTTGCTAGATACACAACAAACTTTACCCCAACTACTGTTGAATTTCCTCGTGGTTCCTCGGACCCTCACTGGGCAGATGTCGGTCTTCTCTGCGGATTTGACACAGCTATTGTGGATGAAAGTTCGTTCGCAACTGCTATGTCTGAATATGGTGCTGTACAGCAAACTGTAAGTGATGGTCCGTCAGTGGGGAACTGGTCAACTCTTGGTACGACTAAACAAGTTCCAGACGACAACACCTTTATGTCTGCCCCATTCATTCCTGCCACAAGTGTGCTGACTGTTACTGTTAATCCTAGTAATGGCAACACCGTAACTGTTGGTACTAAAAATGGTAGCACAGCCGCTGTGTACACATTTAAAACCGCTATTACTACCGCATTTGACGTACTGATTGACACTAATATTCAGAACAGTCTTCAGAACCTCTTCAATGCTATTAATACTGGCTCTGGCGCGGGTACTAAATATGGTACGGGAACGACCGCTAATTTTGATGTTAATGCAATACAACTACCTGCTGGTCAAATGAAAGTAAGTGCTAACATTCCCGGTACTGGTGGTAATAGTATCGCCACATCTGTGTCTGGGATTACAGGCAGTTGGACAGGTTCCACACTAAGTGGTGGTGTCAATATTCCTGGTCCCAGTAATTTTCTGACTCAACGTCTTCCCCCGACTACCACTATCATTAGTGCTATCCAAATTAATACACGATCATATAAGTCAGACGCTGGTGCTGGTTCGATCAATACGGCCTTCATTGGTCCGCTAGGTGGTGTGGTTACTGGTCCAACACATTCTCTTACGGTGAGTCCTGTGTACTACGGAGACATCTATGAGACTGACCCTGACACGTCTGGACCAATTTCCCCGACGACTCTCACGAGTGGTAAGATTGAGATCAATAGGGACGCCTAATGAATGACAGCAGTTGTTTCTCAGCTCTCTCTACTAGGAGCTATAGACACTAATGATGGCAAACCACGAGTCAGCCAACTATCTGTACTTGCTGCTTACGGACCACCTGAAGCAAGATTTGGTTACATTTCGCAGGGAGTTCTTCTTGCAGCTATCGCCCAAGGACATAATGTGACTACTAAAGTTAGCCAACTAACACTTCTAGGCGCATATGGTATGGGTGTGCCAAGTACTGCTAGTCAAGCAGCTTGGACATTCGTGCTTGATGGTCACCGTTTTTATGTTCTGCCGCTTGGACCTGAAGGTGATTGGGCCTACGACATGACAACCCAGGAGTGGTGCCAATTACAGACCCAAGGATTCCCTGGAATGAACTTCACTCATGGCGTTATGTGGGGTCTTCGGGTGATTGGCGGGGACGCACTTTACACCTATCTCTATGAACTTGACCCTAATCAACCCCTAGATGAACAATGGCGTGCGGTTCAACATATGGTGACTGGTGGTATTCCAACTAGAACTCGTTCAGTCATCGGTGTGGCTAACTTCACCGTTACCGCGTCTGTGGGTCTTGAGTCTGAGGATATGGACATTAGTCTTGCCTACAGTGATGATAATGGTATGACCTGGAGTCAAGAGTTTGACATTCCACTAACAGACGCGACTACCCAATCTCTTATTTGGAATGCGCTTGGTAGTTTCGCAGCTCCTGGTAGAGTATTCCGTATTACTGATTATAGTGGTCCTATACGACTGGACGGGGCAGATGTTGTTCTAACTGTTGGTACGGGTGCTGATAGTGGTCAAGATCAGGATGGTCAGCATAGATGACTAAACAGCTAGGTCCTCTTGATTGGCGTATTGCTATTACCGATGGTAATGGTAGACCAACACCCGAATTCCAACGTAGATGGGCTATCCAAAATCAGAATAATCTCCTGGTAGGGGTCACACTGGGGAACGGTCCACCGCCAATCACACCTGTTCCAGTCGATGGACAAGAATACGTAAATACAGCTACAACTCCGTGGACTCTATACGTAAGTCAGAACGGTACGTGGACTATTGTGGGTGTGTACAAATTTACACAGTTGTCAGACGTACCGCATAACTATAGTGGTGCGGCCAACAAACTGGTTGCAGTTAATGCGGGTGCTACTGGTCTTACATTTATCGCCCCTCCAGTAATCCCACCTCTTTTGTCCTATAATGGTCCCCCAGGGTCAGACGGCATTGACGGAGAAGATGGATGGTCAATTCCTGGTCCTCCAGGTAAGGCAGGGGTCGCTGGAGTTAGTGGTCTGTCTGGATACCCTATTCCAGGTATGGATGGGATGGATGGCGATGATGGCTGGACAATTCCTGGTCTGACCATCTCTAATCCTTGGACCATCGGATCAGCAAAAGTGTACTCTGGTTCTGGCGCACCTGCCCCCAATTCACCTCCCGAAGGTTCTCTATATATGAGAACAGATACGGGAGTTGCATACAACTATTTCGGCGCAGGAACCTTAGTGCCTATTGTTGTTATATTAACATCAGGGACTTCGTGGACAGTACCCTCTAATTGGGCGAGTGGTAGTAATACTATTGAATGTATTGGGGGTGGTAGTAATGGTGCCGGTTTTGCCGGTATTGGCGGCACTGGCGGTACCTACTCTAAAATTACAAATCTCGCCCTAACTGCGGGCGGGACTGTGACTTACTCTGTTGGGGCAAGTGGAGGAGGCGACACATGGTTTAATGGTACTTCTGCTTCTGTCGCTTCTGTTACCGCTCCTGGCGGTGGTTCTGCGACTACTGCGATTGGTTCTGCTATTAATTCTGGCGGTGCTGGTGTAAATGGTAGTTCGGGTGGCGGCGGCGGTGGTGGTGCTGGCGGTCCACACGGGGTTGGCGCTAGTGGTGGTTTTATCTCCGGTAGTCCTAATGGCGGCGGTGGTGGCGGCGGCGGTGGTGGTACTGCTGGCTCTAGTGGGACCGGTGGTAATAACTATCTAGGTGCTGGTGGCGGTTCTGCCGGAGGCGCTGCGGGCACTAATGGCGGCGGCGGCGGCGGGGGTCTTAGTTTCTCCAGTGCTGGTGGTGCTGGTGGTGCGGGTGCCGAATGGGTAACTGCTGGTTCTGGTGGTGGCGGTGGTGGCGGTGGTGAAGATGAAACCGGCGGAGCTGGGGGCAACTACGGCGGTGGTGGCGGTGCTGGCGGTAATATCACAGGCGCCTTTGGTTCAGGTGCTGCCGGTGTAATTGTCATCACATATCTGATATCTGCTGCGGGAGCACTTCAGAACTGGGAACCACTATCTAATCTGACTACAATAAAGTCTAGAGGAGTTACAACAACTTCTGGAGCTCAATCCCTGAACTTTACGTCAGGTATGACTGTTTCAGATGACGGGTTTGGTAATGAAACCGTATCTCTCTCCGTTCCATTTCAGGGTATTCCCGGCATGGACGGAGCAGATGGCGACGATGGGTGGTCTATCCTCGGCCCCGCTGGTCCTGTAGGCGCTACTGGCGCGACCAGGGTCTCGGGCTATCCCATTCCGGGGATGGACGGAACTGATGGCGATGATGGATGGCCAATTCCTGGTCCTCCTGGCCCAGTAGGTGCAACAGGACCTTCTGGCGGATTTACAGGTACATATCACACCGTAACCGGGTCAAGGTCTGTTGGCACCACATACACAAACTCTACTGGTAATGTTATGTTCATAGCCGTTACATTCTATCAATCCGGCGGCGCTGGCGTGACTTTGGAGATGGAGATAAATGGCGTTGCGGTCAATGCTGAAACAACCACCGTCGCCGGTGGATATAATAAGACATTATACGGATTTGCTAATCCCGGCGACACATATGCCGTTATCCAGTTTGGCGCCGGTACTATTGTTCAAAATGGCTGGGTTGAACGCTACTAACTAAGAAAGGAACTAAACAATGGCTTCTCCTAACAAAATCGTTCGTATCGGCCCGGTGGCCCTTACCACGACCACGACTACCAATATCTTCAACCCCGGTACTACCACTGGTGGTACGGGTATGCCACTAACGTCTGGCAATCTTTACTTTGTCCTTCGCCATATTCGCGTCACTAATAACACTACTGGTGCGCTTCAGGCAGCTCTCTGGCTCGGTACTACTGGTATTAATACTACAGGTGCATCATATGTTCTTGGTGGTATTGCCAGTGCTGGTGCCTTGACTGATGGTGTCAGCATTCCTGGTTCTGGTGCTGGTAACGTGAACTACGTGGATTGGTACGGTGCTACCCGTATGGACGCTGCCGACTTCCTCGTTGGCGGTGCTAGCGGTGCTGGTCTGACCATCACAATCGACGCGGAGATGGGCGTTAACTAAATATGAGAATCTGGGACGCCACGAAGATTGCAGCAGCTATTAAGCATTTTCTCAAAACAGAAGAACAGGTTGATGTAATTGAGTGGCTTTCCGACCCCGCCAATATAGTATTAGAGAATGATAATGGTGATCTAGCTATATTCGAGTATGGTGTTCAGGCAAATAAAATCTATTCTGGACACTACTATTTTAAATCTCGCGGTAAGCAAGCAATAAAAGCTGGTAAAGCATTTCTTGACGAACTCTTTAATTCATGTTATAATATACACATACTGATAGGTATGGTTCCAATTGAACGCAATGAAGTAAAGTGGATGACTCGTCAACTTGGATTTAAGTCTTATGGCCTTCAAGAAGCTCGTGGAAAACAGTACGAACTCTTTATAATCACAAAGAAAGAATTTAATAATGAGTAGTCTATTTGGTAGTGGTAGTGGGGCTCTTGCTGGTGGGACTAATGCTTCTAGCAGTAACCAGGCTTATCCATATCTTCAGCAAGCCCTTAGTGGAAATGTAAGTAATGGTGCGGGTGCAGGAAACCAACTTGCCAGTATGCTTGGATTGAATGGTACTCCTGCTCAGAACCAAGGATTTACTAATTGGCAAAATAGTACAGGCTATCAGTTCGGTAAACAACAAGGCATGAATTCCATTACTGGTAATGCTGCTACCCAAGGTCTACTCAATTCTGGTGGCACATTAAAGGCCCTAGACACCTACGGACAGAACTATGCAAACACCCAATATGGGAACTACACTAATCAACTTCAAGGTCTACTGAATTCAGGTAATCAGGCAGGTAGTGTAATTGGTAATGCAGGTAATGTGAGTCAAAGTACGGGCACGAATAATATATTTGGTCAGGGCGGTATTCCTGCCGGTATCGGACAACTGTTGGGCAAATAAGACATGGCCCTAATGGATCTTCTTCAATCCTTAATTGACCCCCAATCTTCTCAAGGTGGTGGAGCTAGTTTTGGACAAACTCAAGGAGCTATTGCCCCAGGTCAGTCCGCTGCACCAGGGGGACAGACGAGTACGCCTCTGGCTGAGGTAGTTGTACAAGCTAAGAAAAGAATGGCGCCCCCTGCCCAGTCTGTTGCACCACCCGCTAATCCTGGCCCACTAGCCGCACCTCCTAATATTGGCACTCCTCAAGTTGATCCTGGGGTTCCAGATCAAACACCACAACCCCCAGGTATAAACTACGACAATAGTGGAGCTGCTCAAGCTGTTAATTCGGCTATTTCGGGCGAGCATCCTCGTGGTGGAATGGCTAATAGTGGTGTGTATGGGCTACTTCCTCAGGGTCTTCAGCATGGTACCATGCGTAATATCCTCGGTGCTCTCGGGGACGCCCTTCTTGTGTCCGGTGGGCGACAACCTGCTTATGAAGAGCGGATGCAACGTCAAGAACTCGGCCAAGCTATGGCAGGGATGGATATTAATGATCCGTCATCTGTAGCTGCAGCTAGTCAACGAGCCCTAGCTACTGGTGCAACTGGTGGTGCTGACATCTATGATAAGTCTACCGCACTCGCTGAACAGGCTAGGTTGCGCCAACAGTACATGGAATACAACAATACCTATCGAACCGGAATGCTTGGTGTTAGACAGGAAGCCCAACAAGCACAAGCCGCTGGTATTGCTGATCGATATAGACCACAAATCGGCGGAATGCTGAGCGGTATTAAAGACCCCGCTATATATGCCCAGAAGTACCAATCACTAGCACCTCTTGCTAAACAGATTGGTGGCCCTCTTGCAACCCCAGCTAGTTTGTGGTCTATACCCGAACCTGGTGCCTGGACACCTGACCTAACTGGTACGTATGGTATGACATCTAATAACATTCAACAGGCGTCTGATCGTAGTGCTCAACGAAATGTCAGTATGCGTAATGCTGATGTGAATGCTGGTGCTAGGGTTCAGGCTGCCGGTATCAGTGCTAGTCGTCCAAGTGCGACTACAGAAATTCAAGGACTTGAACAAGCAGTAACCGACGGTAGTGCTACTCCTGCTCAAACTGCTCGGTTCAACTACTTGACTACACACGCCACAGGAAGAGCACCCAGACCCCTACTTAATACGGGTGGTGGTGGAACTGCTCCCCCGGCTGTACCCGCCTCCACAAATCGCAACGCTGCAGTTAGTTATCAAGGAGGAGTCCCGGTATTTACAGAGGAACAAGCTCGGGCTCATGCAACCCCCGGTAATTCTGGTAAGCACTTCTATATCCAAGGTCAACCCGGACTACAGGTCTTCCATTAATGGCTGACCCTTGGGGTCCTGCACAGCCTACACCAACTTCTGGGGGCAATCCCTGGGGTCCTGTAAGTGCGCCTGTACCACAGTCGAATGATCTGTGGCATGAGGTTCTTGGTTATGCTGGTGGTAATAATGACACTGTAAATAAACTGGGCAACGCTGCTGGTGCGGTGTACAAACAAGCTGTCGCCAGCGGACCAATTATGAATGGTCTTCCTGGTGTTGCTGATGTGATCTCAGCAGTTCCTGGTTTGCATGATGTTGGTCAGAGTCAGGTTGCTCAGGGTATCCAGAAAGTCCTTCCGCCGCTTATGGGCGGCCGTACCCCTGGTGTACGTGACATCATGGAGCAGTCTGGTTTTGGTCGTCAACCGGGTGAGACGGACGCGCAGTTACATCAGCGTTACAACCAAGGTCTGACTGACATCAACCAGCAAACTACCGCCGAAGCGACTGCTAATCAAATTGGCAATGCTAATGGTAGTCTTGGTGACAAAGCCGCTCGTGTGGGCCAACAGGTCCTCAATATTGGTGCGGGTGTTGCTGCTAATCCCCAGTATCTTCTTGCTCCTCAGATGGGTCTTGGTGCCGGTATGGCTGGTCGTCTTGGTGGTGCTATGGCGGGTAATGCTATTATAGGCGCTGCTGGAGATGCGGCTGCTCAGATGATGGATATGGCTCAGGGTCAGAAGAAAGACTTCGACATTGAGCAGAACCTTAAGTCTGCTATGATTGGTGGTGCTGTGGGTGGCGCTATTCACGGGGCCGTAGAGGTCAGTCCATTTGTCAAGGGCCTCTTCGGTAACAGAGGTATTGACACAACCCCACAGGCTGATCCTAGGCCCAGTCAGATAACGCCTATGACACAGGATCATGTGCAACTTAATGCACAAGACCATGCTCAGTATCAGCAACTGTTGCAGACTGGTAGTGTGGACGACATCAAGAACTTCTTCCAGGGTAGGCAAGGTCCTCAGCCTAACTGGCAGGATGTCAATACCTGGGTTGAACATCGTGATGGACAGAGCCGTACTGGTCCAGTTCAACAGACGCTGCAACCAGATTTCAACTATCAGGATCAATACAATCAACACGCGGAGATGGTACAGAATGAACAGCACCGCCAAAATGTTGAAGATCATGTCAACAACCAGACTGCTGGCTGGACTAATGCTCCTAATGTGGAGGTTGTTCATGGGCCTGCTGACATTGCTGATCCTGGAGTTCGCGCTCAAGCACTAAAAGAAGATAGACCGGGTAGTTCTAGTGAAGGCGCTCCCGGATTCTATGGTAAGGACGGTACTGTTCGAATTTACAGTGGCCGTAACGCCACCCCTGAAGATGTGAATGCACTCTTGTATCATGAGGGCCTTGGCCACTTTGGTCTTGCCCAACAGTTCGGGGACAAACTTGATAGTACTCTGACTAGTCTTCTTGATCGTAATGTGAACCAACTGAGTCGCGACACAGACGCTTGGCAGAAAGCAAATCCCAAGGCGTATGGTGGTAACAGATTACGGGCTGCCGAGGAAGTTCTGGCTGAACGGTCTGAGAGTGGTGCTATGCCAAAGAACTGGAAGGACGCCATGGAAAGTGCTGTCCGCCAGTTTGGTCGTAAGATGGGGCTTAATCTCAGCTATAATGATGCGGAAGTGAGTCATATTCTTGCTATGTCTCATGACGCTGTGATTAACGGCAAGTCTGGTGCTCGTGAGAATGGGTTCAACAGTGCTGGTAATCGGTTCATGTTTATCGGAAAGAACTCTCGTGGATTTGACCCATATGATGCGGGCACTTTCAGAGCGTCTGATGGCCAACAGCGTTCTGAAATTAGCGATAAAGATGCTAAACTTATTCCTCATCTCCAAGGCCCCACACTAGCGGATCACCTAGATCACCCAGAGTTGTTTGATCGATACCCTGAGCTACGCGATATTCCTGTGTCTTATAAACCTCCTGCTGGTTCAGACGGAGCGTACTGGGCTAAGGAACAGGGTGGTCCTCACATTGCAATTAGGCCAGATTCCCCTGACGTACTTAGGTCAGTTCTGCATGAAACGCAACACGCAATTCAAGATATTGAAGGCTATCCCGATTTCAGAAAACTAGTTAATAATGGCGAAACTACTTCTAAGAATAGTGAATTTGGTTATCGAGATCACCCTAGCGAACAAGAAGCCTTTACCACTGAGGATAGGGCTGGTATGTCTATGCGTGAACGTGATGCTAATCCAATCAAGTTCATGCGGTCTAGAGATGAAGACGGTAAACCCCCTTATCTCGGGTTCAACCGTAGAACAGGCGATACTGATTCGCCTGCGTATCAAGACACACTAAAAGATTTTATAAATAGTGTCGAAAATTTCACCAGTAAACATACCGAGGAGATTAGTAGGTTTCAACAAAGTGCTGAACGGTATAAGAAAGACTGGGAAGAGGGGCGGAAAGGTTCATTTGATGGGCCTCCTAGTGAAAGTCAGGAAATTGCAACCTCTCGCAGGCTTGCACTATTCAATATGCTTGATAAAGAATTGTCTGGTTTTCATGAAGCAGATATTCATAATCTTAAGTCTAGCCTAGAAAGCCCATATAGTCATGAGAGTTATATGGATGCTCTTTATGCGAAAGCTAATGAAAGTCTATCTAAAGATCAGAATAAGTTCATGACTCGTGCCCAACAACTTCGGAATCAAATTGCTCGTACTGGTTATATCCCCGAAGATCTTCAAGGCATTCATGACGAAGTTGAGAAGTACAATGAAGGTAAGGAACCAATCAGTTGGGAAGAAACCCGCGCCAGAGCTTTTGAACTTGGCCTCAACCCTAATAAGATTCCTCAAGTCAAACAAGGTGAACTGACTGCTCGTATCATGCGTGCTGGTGCTAGTGCTGACTTGGCTGCCGCAAAGGCTGATGACATTTTAAGTCGTCTTGGAACTGACCAATGGAAAGAGACAGATCAAACCGATCTTGCTAAAGCAATTGCAGATCGTAATTGGGCAATGCACACTTTTCTCGGTCACACCTCGGAAGCTGGTCGTGCTCTGAATGTGAGTAAGGTGTTCAGGCAATATAGTGCGGGGCATATTGGCCCACTGCTAGACGCACTTCGTGAGAATGAGAGTGGTCTAGCACTCTTGGCTGATCCTACTAATCCTCAGGCCATGTTGTTCATGCAACAACTAAAGGCTGACCTCAAGGATGGTGCTAACCCTAAGGCGGCTAATGTTCGTATGGACGCGGTTAACAAACCCTATTGGTGGCAGTATCTTACTACCTTCCATATGAATATGATGTTGAGTGCGCTCTCCACTCACGTCAAAGCACCTATTGACATGACTACAGGTATTCTCCGCAATGTAATTGAGAAGTCAGTAGCGATACCAATCAGTAAGACCAAGCAACTATTGGGTGGTGGTCCTGGGGTTGAGTTCGGGGAATTAGCTAGTCATATCTTTGGCTTGGGTGGTGCTGTTGCGGACGGGGAAGTTTATCGTGCTGTGGCTAGGGCCGCTAAGACTGGTGACAGTTCATATGTACGTCCCATAAATAATACAACCCTTAATGAGAGGATCAATCAACTTAGCGGTCAAAACGATCCTGTTTTGCAAGACCAAGCTAAACTTGACACTGGACGTATTACACAAACCAATTTCGCCAATCAGTTTGGGGCTATTTCTAGTCCCAGATTTACTGGTGCTGCTAGTATTATCAATAAACCTACTGACCTCATTTCAGCCCAGGACACCTTCTTTCGGTCTGTTGAGATGAATGGTCAACTGCGTTCTATTGCTTATCGAGAAGCTACAGAACAACTTGGACCTAAGGCATCTATCTTTGATAAGATGTCGCTCGGTAAAAGTCTTGCACTCAATCCTACCGAGAGTATGATTAAAGAAGCATACCTTCAGACTAATAAAACCCTTCTATTGAATGACAACCCACTTAATACTGCGATCAATAAACTGCGTGTGGTCAAACCTGGGATGAATGGCTTTCAACAGTTTATTTCATTTGTGGTTAGCAACCTCGCACCCTTTATTCGCGTGGAGTCTAACAACCTGCTGAACCGTGTGATTGATCGGTCACCACTTGGTTTGTATCAGCTATTTGATCCCCGCTCTGACATCCGTCAAGGTGGTGCTAAGGCCGACATTGCTTGGGCTAGGATTGCCTATGGTAGTGCTCTTCTTGGACTTTACTGGAACATGGCAGATCCGGCAAGAAAACTACAGACTGGTAGTGGTCCAGACAATGTGGACAAGTACAAGGAGAAGATTGCTGGTGGGTGGAGACCTAATGCTGTCAGCGAGAATGGCGGCTACAATACTGGTGGTCAGTTGGGTATGTCTGTTAATCCTTTTGACGTACATAACAAGACCGCCCAGCTAGTTGCCAGTGCTCGGCAAGCCTATGATGCTGGTATGAGCACACAAGGTTGGGGTTCGGCTCTAATGATTGCTGCTGGGTCTGTTGGTTCTAATCTAGCTAATATGTCTTGGTTGTCTGATGTACACCCGGCTATTGAAGCTGCCACTGCACATGGTCAAACTGCAAGACAGGCTGTTACCAGTTTTGCCAGCAATACTGCTAATACTTGGTTACCTGCGGGAATGAACCAAGCTGCACGACTTAATGATCCTGATCAACGTGACACTAATGCTACAGGAACAACCGCGCAAAGATTTGGTGGGGCTATTGCTAATTCACTTCAGTCTGAGATCCCCGGTCTGCGTAAAGATCTACCAATCAAATACAATGTGTATGGCAGTCCGCTAGCTAATGGAGCTAGCCTTACTGGTGTCCACACAATCATTCCAGGTTTGAGTGGCAATGGTACGACTGAAACCAATGATCCTGGCGAGCGTGAACTTGACCGTCTTCAAGCAATGTCGCCCAACAAAGCGTTGATGACACCAGTCCAACATTCGATCTCTAAAGACCCACAAGATAGTTCAGCAGGGAAAATACAACTGACTACAGCTCAGTTCGAGGAGTATCAGCATTTGGCTGGTAGTAATACAGTCAACTATGTCAAGCAAATGATGAACGATGGTAGTTGGTCCAAAATGACTGATGAACAGCGAGCTGAAGAAGTGTATGGCAAGAATGGCATTGAACAGGATATGAAGAAGGCAGCAGCAGAAGTGATAAGATCGGGGATTAAATGAAGTTACTAATTGGTTCCATTAATATAGCGGATGTTGTTGCACTTGGTGTAATTGCTGGTACAATAGCAAAACTACTACCAGAGTTGGCCGCGCTATTGGCTGTAGTCTATTATGGATTTGTTATCTACGACAGAATACGATATGGTCCTGAGCTAGAACGCCGTACAACTTATGATCAAAAAGACATGACTAAAAGTGAGAAAAAGGAAAATAATGATGCAATTGGTAAAACCTAACTATTCGGCCAGGTCACCAATCGTTAATGACAACAACTTTGTAGATGGGAATCCCCCTATAAGCACTCCAACGATTGGTAGCCCACAGGCCACATTCAATCCTGGTGCTAAGTCCGGGCCACTGCCAAACGGACCGCCCAAGTACATCCAACCTCAGGGGAAGAGGCCGATGTCAAAGGGTATGAGTAATAAACGACTACCGATGAATAATGTGTAATAAAAAACCCCTAGGCGCAAACCTAGGGGTTTTCTTTTATGTTCTTTAGAGTAGAGCTGGAAGTGATTTAATCGCTAGACCGAGAAGTGATTGAACCAATGTGGACCCAATCGTTTCTGCGTCTTTAATCAGATTACCACCTTGGCCTTCACCCCATTGAAGAAACATCTGTTCGAGGTTCTCCAATGTGGTACCAGAGAGAACAGCCTTTTCAATGGTTGGAAGGAAAACCTTGGCAGAACTAACCACACTGTTAACCACAGTGGCTTCAGCAGCGCCAAAGACAGTCTTTACAACCGACCACACTTCTTCAGCAGCACCTTCAACCTCATGCTCAAGCCAGCCACCAGCCGCTTCTAGATCATGTTCGATAGTTTGAATAAAACTCATTTAACTGGGGTGACCTTTCCACGAATAAGCATACCAACTGCCAGAGTGACAACCAGAGCGATGATGTTCTTGTAATCTTGTTGCATGGCACTAGCTTGCACAGCAGCAACCACAGCGGCACCACCACTAGTCCAAACGATAGCAGGCTCAGAGCTGATAGCCAGCTTGATCCAGTTTAGAAATCCATTCATATTATATTACCTCGCAATAGCCCGAAGAGCAAGCGTACTCTTGGGAGCCTGTTGTGTTGTCTTCTTGTTCGTAGGTCTTTAGCAAATCCCAATCGATCTGCTTGGGCATCCTACTTACCCATTCGTTGTATTGTTCTTCTGTGATCTCTTGGTAGGGAGCCTGTCGATAGGTGTGTTCAGAATAGGGTAGAAAAGCCACACCAGAAAGAATATCGAAATTATCCCACACCCAAGATCCCACACCAATCCATTCATTTTCTTTTACATTCACCGTTATACTGGGTTTATGTTCACACCAATGTTCTTGGACATTACGCCAGATTTCAAGGTGCTCGATTGCAGTGATATCCGACCTGCACAAACTAGCATCTGGGCTTGCGATGGGGAAAGAGAAGACAGCCGTATGGTCTGGGTTTGTGACATCTGGTTCAAAGGGTACACCTTGGTCAATTAGGAATGTGGTTAGCGGATCTTTTACATCTCCTCGTACCGTCCTAATATAAAAAGGACTATGCCGAGGGTGAATGCCAGAACTACTGTCCACCAACTGGGAGACGGTACCTGAAGGCTTAACACAAGTAATAGCCACAGACTGCTGAATACCAAGAGTAGTAGCCAGATTCTTATTTGTTGCAACTGCTATCTCCCGAAGGCGTTGGAGCCACAGACAACCTTCACCAGTTCGTCCGAGGATTGGGTGGTCGAGGATTCCGGTAAGGCTAACGCCAAGTAGACGTTCTTCTTCTGTATTTTTCCGCCAGCAACGTCTGAGATACGCAAACTGAGTAAGAGTGGACTGAAAGGTCCCAAGAATGGTGGCCAGTCGCACTTTTCGTTCCAGGTCTGACAAGTTATCTCCAGATCGTACAACGACTTCAGTGAGGTTACAGAACTGATTAGGTCGAAGAATGATCTCGCTGCAAGGATTAGTCCCGTACTCGAAAGAGACATCTCGTCTGGCATTTCGACTAGCTTGTCGCACGCTTGCCTTACGGTTGAATATCCCTCGCTCCCCACTTTTACTGTCGTATAGAGATTGCCACTCTCGTAGGAATTCTCCGACGGATGGTTTTCCCAAGTACACCGCGCTGTTATTAGATAGACCTCGTTGTCCATTCTGCTCCCACCAAGCTCCGTGCTTTGCCTGCCTTGCTCCTTCATCACTTAGATCGCTTAGACTGATCATGGCTGACCGTCTTACACCACCGACAACAACAACCTCTGCAATCTTACACAAAAGATCGTGGCACTCTAGCGACGATAGTTGCCTTCCTCGGGCTCGATTACAAACTTCTGTAGCATAAGTAAATAACTCGACAAGCGGCTCAGGTCCGCTAGCACGACCCCCAAAAGTCTTGAGTCGAGCGCCTGCAGGCCGTACTCGCGAAACGTCCCATCCAGGTGTGTAACCCTCAAAGAGGTAACTGAGGAGGGTTCTAAGGGCTGATGCCCACCCTTCCTTACTGTCTGGTACTGTGACAATTGGTTGATCTTGTCCACCAATAGTTTCTCCGATGGTTGGAAGTTGATCCACATATTTCTTTTCCACGCTGAAACCAACACCAGTCCCACAAAGTAGGATGTACATGGCCTCATCGAAGGCGCGTAGGTTGTCAACTACAAGATAAGCACAATTATAACCAGCTACGTGAGTCCTGTCAAGAGCTGGACCAGCAGTCATAAGACATCTCATTGATGGCATGACTTCTAGATTAATTATCGCATCTTCAATTTCAAGCCATTCTTTTGAACCTAGAGAACCACCTTTGGTGTAAAGCATCATCCAATCAATATAGCGTCGGACAGTTTCTTCCCAGGTTTCTCGTCGGTTCTCATCAGGTATCCACCTAGCGTAGCGACTTGTGTGTATAAATCTTTGATAATCAGTTAGAATAGGTTTTCTCCTGCTGGTTCAATATTAAAAGCTAGATCGAACCCTTTAAATTGTGGGTTAAGCCAGCCGTACTTATCTGCTTTCTTTTGTGCCCGTGCCAAGGACTTAGCAACTGCTTTAGGTTCTTTATTCTTGCTAATGTACTCAATAGTTTCATTCTGTACGGATTCAAAAGCCTTACGATGAATGAACATACCTTTATTGCTGAACACACCAAGAGTTAGACTATGATCAAAGGATTTGAAATGCTGCTTTGGGTCAATAAAGTGCACACCTATTAGTTGTATCCTATACACCCCATCAACTAGATAATCATAGACAGATCCGATGTGATTACCATTACCTTGTTCATACTCATTCTGATTATCCTGATCAAGTTTTACCCAATTAGGTGGTAGAACTGGTAGACCAACCTGATATGTATAAAAGATATCGTAGTCTTTCGGTTGAAGATGTACACTATATGCGTAGTCAACAACTGCTCCACCCATCAGAACAGAGTTCTTTGGGGCCTCAGAGATCAATTTCATCCAGAGTTTCGGACCGTTCGCCATCCCAGTTCCTTTTGGGTTTCTGTCGTTGTTGTTTAGGTAGTTTCAGATCCTTATCAAAGTGATTCTGCCTACGCTGTCTTCTACGATCCTTAAGATCGAACTTGTTCATACCCTTGCTCAACGTCGTACTCCGATAGTTCCCAAATCTTGAGGCTAAGGAATTTAGCTAGTGCCACTTCTGCCGCAACCCCTTTTGACTTCTGCCACCCAGGAAGAAGAGCAATTGCGTCCGCTTCATTTGCAATATAATTGAGATCATCCATAATCATACAACGCATAACCTTACCATCAAGTTCTAGTTTATCATAACCTTTTTGGCGATCATTATCCGCTGGACTAAAAACTTCATGTCCATGTTTTCTTAGTGTCAGGGCAGCCATATCAAAGGCTGGAAAGTTAAACTCTGGAATGCCTCTCATAGGGCCAGCTAGGTAGACGTTCATTGGTTCTCCAATATTTCGAATAACCAATACCACAATATTTGGTTTGGTTCTATATTTTTATGCCGGAAATAAGCATAACTACTCGTCCAATAATCAAGATTTTTGTTCAAGAATTAGTTCCAAACGAGCTAGACTATTCCAGGCAACGTGGGCAGCATGTAGAAGTTCACTATCAGCATCACAAACCTCTCCAGATGCTTCCTTGAGCAGGTGTCGAGCCAGTGCGTCAGTGTAACGATTAAGTCCGTCTGGGACATGTCTCCAACCAGCCCAGGCATATTTTCTGGCACCAAATTCACTGACACGAGATAGTTCTTCAATTGCTCGCGGAAAGTATCCGATTGCTCCACGATAGACTGGAGCCTTTCCTTGGTCATACTTAACTGCGCCAGGTATTGACCCCTCGGCATCAGACATTATCTTCCATCACACCAAATAGATTGGTTGGGTCTTCAATCGGTACGATCATAAAACCCCATTCAGCAAGTTCTCGTTCGAGAGTCTTAGCATCAAAGGGTTCGCCTTCGTAGATACGATCAATGATGTCATTCAGCATATCATCCATCTCAAACCTTCTTTCTGGCGCCTGTATGCCAAGAACCACAGTCAATGCACTGAAGTCGTTGTACTTTAAAAAACTTCGTCCTTCGAAATCCTCTAGATTGTACATGATTACTCCCACAAGCTCCACAAGCTCCCTTGTTATCCCCAAGATGCGGGTGATCTTGAATGAAAGGTTTAATTCGCTGATAGAGATTAGCAGTTACCTTGACATCCTGAATACAATACTTCTGCATCCGCTTCTGGGCCTTGACATCGCCTTCAAGAACAGACCGCCAGAGTGCAAAGCCTTCATGCTTCATCTTAGATCCAACACCAAGTAAGGGGCCAATATAAGCCAACTTGGCCATCACAAATCCCAAGCCTTTTACGGTCTTAATCAAATCGATAGAGGTAGGTGGTGCAAAAGGTTTCAAACCCTCAAGCATTAGATGGCCTTTAATCTTAGGCAAATCATATCGATTGCCGTTGTAAGTAATTACAGCGTCTGCCTCATCAAGAAGATTGCGAAGAACATATGCCATGTCTGTTGCACCATACTCCCACTTAGAGAGGAAGATGAACTCTTTAGAGCCAACCCAATGAGCACAGAAGCAGAGAAGACCGCCGCTATCAATCAACTGATCAGGACTAATATTCTCATCATACATCCGCCAGACATAAGCCTTGGCAGGTGCCCATTCGATATCTATAACTAGGATTTTACTCATCAATCCACTCCTGGGGTACGACACCAACGGCCCACTTGTAGCCGTTCCGGTCTGCCCACTTCTCGTGGGTCTGCTTCTGAAAGGGAACTTTCTTGTTGGCCTCCATAAATAGGAAGCGAATGTCATGATCAGGATATTGTTTACGTACCGCAATCATCTTGCGAATACTCTCCCGATCTAGTCTACCTTTGACTTCGATAATAATTCCGTTGTCTAGTATGAAGTCTGGATGATAAATTCCGTTTAAAGTGTAAGGAAGTTCCAAAGTCTCGTAGGTATATTTCACCCCACGAGACCTTAGATTGGCATCGACCGTGCGCTCGAAGCCTGACTTAAAAGCCACTAAGGATATTTAGCCGGATCAAGTTGGTAATGGCCCCAGTCCTGGAAGTGACTAACCACACCGTCTACCCAAGCACCAACTGCTTGGCCACCCCACTGAACGTCAATACCCAACTCCTGAGCAGCAGCCAAGACTTGTTTACTTACCGCAGTGTAGACCACAGCCACAGTGGGACCAGAGCCAAGATAGACGCCATTGACAAAAACCCCAATATCAACAGCCATAGCAAGATTATTGTAATGACTGTCTGGGAGGTGTCTCGAATGAAGTGTTTGGGAAAATCCCTCAAGAACCAATTGCTTTTCTTCGGCGAGAGTTCTAATTCCATAGATCACCTGAAATGGTTGTGGAGTTTGACTAGCAGCGTTGATGACTTTGACAAGATCGGGATGAACTTGAGAAAGAAGATTATGTGGATCTAACATGTCTTGTAAAACTTCCCAGCTTCGCTCTGATTCAATATCAACAAATGACCACTATTAGGTTTAGGAAGCCCACCTCGAGATTGAATGTACTTATTCAACCCTGGTGTCTTGTAAATAATGTCTCCGTACTCAGGTCCATCTTCTGTCATCATAACTGATTGATGATAACCTAGTACCGCGTTCTTAGTGATACAAACATTATCACGAGCTTCATCGACCAAGATAGTGCAAGCACTCAAACAAGGACCATCCACGATTACAGGCGTCTTGTCAGCAGCAAGTTGCCTACCTTGAGCGGCAAATAGATCGATGATACCACCAGGACTAAACTCAACCACACAGGGAACTGAGCAAGGGACCGGAGGATAACTAAAGTCAGACTGACCTAGACCAAAAATCGAAAGAATAAGAAGACTAATCATAAATATCATCACTCTCTTCTTCTTCCAATTCGTCGCACATCTGAGCGGCCTTAACGCGGCCAATGGGTATAACAATATCAGGAACCGCACCGAGTTCTGTAGTCTTCATGATGGCAACGTGATGCGGGGTGAAGATCAGAAAACCCTCGGCGAACCATTCCACATCTTCGATGTCTGTAATTACGTAATGATTACTCGGAAACTTAGCCTCTTCTTCCTTACCCTTACCACCATTAATGGTACCGAGATGAAAGATGTTATCGTCGTCCATATTTGCTTCCTTGCTCTAGAAGTTCACTTTTTCGAATACCTTCGGTTCTCTTTTTACTGTCGTGAAAAACTTAGGGCCATTAGAATAAAGAAAGGTCCGAAGACCCAAACCACCATTGCTATCAGCCCAACAACGCCTCTTATGATCACAGTAGGAGCAATTTGTTCCAAGAACTCGGTTACCACTTGCTCCATCTTCTTCATCGGGGTAGCACCTTTCAGGTTCGACATCTGACTCAACAGCAGACTTTAAATAGTCAATACGTTCTTCAACATTAACTGTGGCAGCAAGTTCGTCCTTAGTGAATGGAAGATAAGCTAGGTGTCCGCTGACTTTGTCCATTGCAAGAAATGCACCGTCTGTGTTTCTTGCTTTACTATAACCGGCGATCTGTTCAATATAACCGAAGGCGTCGTCTTCAGCCAAAGATCCATTAGCGAACTTCTTAAACGAATAGGGGCTAGCACTCTTGACATCAACAGTTACTCCGTCGATGTCGGCGTCGATATGTCCTTTAATTCCTTGGATAGCCACTTCATCTTGGCGAGCCGTAACATTGTGGCCCGACACGCTGGCGAGGAATAGTAGGACAGACTCTGTAATGTGGCCAACGAGGAACTTGAGGAGAGTGTGGCCTTTGAGTGGTTCTTCTGGTTCATACCGTTTCTGATACCAAAGT